TAGAGTCTATATTTGAAGAGTTAAAAACAGAAAAGCTAATGGCTGCTATTAGTAAAAATAGCAATGTTTTTAGCAAAGATGCTCAACCGTTAATAGACTTTTACATGTCTAAGCCTGCTGGTAGTGTAGAAGCTTTGGAAATATTTGGCATGGGCTTGTATTCTTTTGTGAAAAACTCTCCGTTTAAAAACGCTCCTTTTATAAAAGATTTAGCATATTCTTTTTCTTCATCAGTTCTGTTTTCAACATCTTTAACTTTCTCAGCCCAATCAATAGCATCTTTATATAGGTTATCAACATAGTACCTTACACTTCTCCATCTTGGTTTATCTAATTTTGATAGTTCACCTAATTTTTCATATTCATATCTTCCAGCAAATATTCCATATATGAAATTTCCTTTATCACAAGCCATATCACCCCACTCTTTACATAGAGTATAATTACCATTTTTATTATGTAAATGAAAATAAACAGTATCTTTAGCAGTCATTCCCTTATCATTTGTAGCTATATCAAAAACATAATCTATTCTTTTGCCCTCTTTTTTTGCTTGTTTGTATGTCATGTTTAACTCCTTTATTGTTTTATTTATGACTAAATATAATAGATAATATATATATGATGCAAGGGGTTTAGTAACCCTTAC